TGATAACTCTAAGGTGATTCCTATGGAAAACGTAGAAAACGCAGTTGACGTTGCGGCAGTACAAGCGGAAGCTCGTAAGGCTGAACAACGAAACGCTGCACAGATCGTTGAGCTTGGTGCTCGACACAACCAAAGCGAAATGGCTCAAAAAGCTATTCGTGAAGGCAAATCAATTGAAGAGTTCCGAGGCGAACTTCTTGAATCAATTGGTTCTCAAAAAGCCCTGCAAGCTGAAGAAATCGGCATGACCAACAAGGAAGTTAAGCGCTTCTCTTTGTTACGTGCTATCAATGCTTTGGCTAATCCCCATGACCGACGTGCTCAAGAAGCCGCTGCTTTTGAATTTGAATGTTCACGAGCCGCAGCCGAGCAGTATGGACGATCAGCACAAGGCGTAATGCTTCCTGCTGACGTACTCCGTAACTGGAAGCGTGACCTGAACAGCACCGACGAAGCATCATTGTTCACGGATGATTACCGTGGCGGTGAGTTCATCGACGTTCTGCGCAACTCTTCTTCTGTCATGCAAGCTGGCGCACGCATCCTGAATGGTCTTTCTGGCGATGTGAAAATCCCCAAAAAGGCAACTGCTGCTGCATCTAGCTGGGTAACTGAAGGTAACCCCGTCCTTGAATCAGAAATGACTGTATCTTCTGTCTCAATGACGCCACGGCACCTTGGTGCATTCACTGACATTACTCGACAGCTTCTTCAGCAGTCTTCTTTGTCAGTTGAAGCCCTTGTTCGTGATGACCTTGCTCAAGCTATTGCTCTGGCAATCGATCTTGGCGCATTGCAAGGCCCAGGGACTGGCGGCGCACCGACTGGTATCAAGAGCACTTCTGGAATCAACACTGTTGACTTCGGTACTGCTCCTGTCTTGGTTCCTAGCTTTGCACAAGTAGTAGAGATGGAAACTAAAGTTGCTGAAGACAATGCTCTTCGTGGCAGCTTGGCCTACATCATGAACGCTGCTATGGTAGGTGCATTGAAGACCACTGAAAAAGCAACTGGAACTGCACAGTTCGTAGTTGAGCCTGGCGGTACGGTTAATGGCTATCGGGCCATCGTATCCAATCAGGTTGCATCAGGTGATGCCTATTTTGGCGATTTTGACTCACTTTTGATTGGTTTTTGGAGTGGCCTTGATATCCTCGTTGATCCTTATGCAGGTGCTACCAGCGGTAATGTACGAATCATTGCAATGCAAACTTGCGATGTTGCAGTACGTCACGCTGTATCATTCTGCCTCGGAAACGACGGCGGTAGCTAACGGGATTAGGCGGGGATTCGTCCCCGCCGCATCTTGGTGATCTATGAAATATGAAGTATTGAAAAGCTGCATCATCAATAAATCTCCATCTAAAGCGGGATCTATTGTTGATGTAACTGGCGATGAAGAAAGAACGTTATTGGCTCTTGGCCGTATCGCACCTTACTCTGAGCCTATGGTTGAGAACAGATCCGTGGGTTTAGAAGATTCAGAAGAAAAGCCTAAGCGCCGTGGGCGTCCTAAGAAGGCTGACTAATGCCTGTAGAAACCCCAGAAGATAGGTTGATTATGCTGTCTGATTTTGGCGTTGATGCAACCTATACGCCTGACGGTGGATCATCTTCAGTTATTAAAGCAATCTTCTTGAATGAGTATTATTCTGTTGATGCAGGTACGGTTGGGATGGAAATGACCCAGCCTATAGCTGTAATTAGAACGGCAGATGCCCCAAGTCTAGCCCATAACGATACTTTTGTTATTGAAACAATAACTTACAAGGCGGTCAATGTTCGTCCTGATGGGACAGGTATGACTGAGGTGGCATTAGAACAACAATGAGCCACGTAAGACAGCAAATCAGAGAACAAGTAGCGACTACAGTTACGGGATTGAGCACGACTGGATCTAACGTATTTCAGTCTAGGGTTTATCCGTTACAAGACGCAAACCTTCCAGCCCTTTTAGTATACTCAATCAGCGAAGATTCAAATGCTGATGTAATGGGTTCTACATTGGTAGCCCAAAGAGATCTAAATATCGTTATTGAAGGTTATGTCAAAGCTACTACTGATTTTGACGATACTGTGGACACCATTTGCGCTCAAGTAGAGGCGGCGATGGGCGCAGATAGAACATTGAATAATCTGGCAAAATTCAGTCAGTTAGTAAGCACAGAGATTAATTATAACGGCGAAGGTGAAAGCCCCGTAGGTGTTGTTACGCTAACTTATGCGGTACAATATAGGACAGCCGTCAATAATGCGGAGTCTAGCCTATGAAGGAATTAGTAAGCCCAGATGGGAAAGTTACGTTGTGGCCTCATCCATCAAAAGTTGAGTATTACCTAGAACGTGGCTGGACAGAACCGAAGCCAAAAAAGGCTTCAAAGAAAAAAGAAGTTGTTGAAGAAGTAACTGAAGAAGTTATTGAGAAGGAGTCTGAATAATGGCTACTCATATAGGCCGTGATGGAATCATCAAAGTAGGCGGCACATCAACTAAAAATGATGGAACCGTATTAGGCGAATTGCGATCATTTTCTATTGAAGAAACTGCGGACACTGTTGAATACTCTGCGATGGGTTCAACTGCTAGAGTATTCTTGCCAACTCTGACATCTTTTACTGGCTCTGCTGACGCATACTGGGACGAAACCGATGGCGGTCAAACTGCCTTGGCTATTGGGTCACAGATTACTATCAAGTTTTTCCCAGAAGGTGATGCGGTCGCAGATGCTGGGCCTCCAGCGGTTGCTGCTGATACGATGTATGAAGGCAATGCAATAGTGACAGGTATTACCAGGAATGCTAGTTTTGATGGAATGGTTGAAGCATCAATTACGTTTCAAGGTAGCGGTGCGCTGACAGCTTATGATTCAGTAGCGCCATAATAAGGAGTTGAAATGGCTGTTCATATTGGAAGAGATGGCGTAGTCAAGGTAGATGGAACCACTGTCGCAGAAGTTAGATCATTTTCATTGGAACAAACCGCAGATACGGTTGAAGACACAAAAATGACGGCGACTGATCGGACATTCAAAACGACATTGAAATCATTTACTGGTTCTGCTGATGTCTATTGGGACGAAACTGATGCTGGTCAAACGGCTTTGGCAGTTGGCGAAAGTGTAACTATTGGCTTATACCCAGAAGGGGATGCTGGTGGCGATACTTATTACACTGGTACGGCTTTGGTAACTGGTGTTAGTCGTTCAGCATCGTTTGACGGCATGGTTGAAGCATCAATTACCTTCCAGGGCAGCGGCCCATTAAGTAGCACGACAGTATAATGAACATTCTTGATAAAGCTAAAGCACATTACCAAGAAGTCCTTAGCGCAGATCCGAAGCCAATAGAGATTCCTGAATGGGGTGGGACGTATTATGTGCGTCCCCAGATTTCCGTTAAGAACAAAATGGAAATCCAGGCAAAGCTCACTGGAAACCAGATGGATGAAGGGTTGGCTTTAACGCTTATTTATTATTTGATAGATAGCAACAATGAGCCATGCTTCAAAAAGGCTGAAAAGGTTGAGATTGTCAGATCAGTGGATCCTGATGTTCTAATTAGGGTTGCTGGTGAAATCGCAGATATGCAGCCTAAAGCGGAAGACATAGCGGGAAACTGAGAAACGATCAGGCTCTATTCTTCTGCTACCAGTTAGCGGAACATCTGCATAAAACTGTGGATGAAATTATGGAAATGAGTTTGGTCGAATTCCAAGGTTGGACATCATATTTTGAGATAAAAGATGGCAACAAATCCCGTTAGAATTCCAATATCAGCAGAAGACAGGTTTACCAAAACTTTTGGTAGAGCTAATAAAGGTCTTTTATCTTTAGGTAATGCAGCAGCCCACACAGCAGCTAAAGTTGCGAAGATTGGGATAGCATTTGCTACCGCAGGCGTAGCAGCCGCCGCAGCCCTAACTAAAGCATCGATGACGAGTATTGATGCTCTTGCCAAAACATCAGACAGATTAGGCATAGCCACAGAACAACTTGCAGGTTTGCAACACGCAGCCGCATTAGCTGGCGTCGAAAACAGAACCCTAGAGAAATCTCTACAGAACCTAGCCGTTGGCGTGTCTGATGCTGCCGATGGAACTGGCGTTGCTAAAGATGCGCTTCTTGAATTAGGTCTGAATGCTGCAATCCTAGAGAAGATGCCGCTAGACAAGCAGATGCTGGCAGTAGCAGATGCAATGAAAAATGTAGAGACCCAGACCGATCGGGTAAGGATTGCTACTGATTTGTTTGGGGCTAGAGGCGTTGCCGTATTGAACATGATCGGCGGCGGTTCTGAAAATCTTCAGACTATGGCCGCTGAAGCTGAACATCTAGGGATAGCTATCTCCAGGGTTGATGCGGCACAGATTGAGATGGCTAATGATGCTGTCACTAGGGCAGCAGGCGTGTTTACGGGTTTAGGCAATCAACTCGCCACATCATTTAGTCCGTTAATCAAAGTAGTCGCTGATGACTTTAGGCAAGCTGCATTAGACAACGAGGACTTTGGTACGATTGGTCAACGAGTCGTTCAAGTTCTTCTTAATGCTTACGGAAAGCTCGCTGATGGACTATTTATCATCCGATTAGGCTTTAAAGACCTATCTGTCAAATTGCTAGAAGTCACTAAGATGATTTTGGAGGAAGTAGATCCAGCCTTCACGTATTTAGCCGAAAAATATAACAAGATGGCTAGTGTCTTTGGAATGGATCTTATCGATACTGGTGCTGTCGAGCAAATGGTTGCCAACATGGATGGCGCTATTGCATTGGGTATGCAACAAGCTGCTGAGATGTTGAATCAGCCATTGCCAAGCGAAGGGATTAATGCAGCGTTTGAAGAAATTATTGCAGGGACCAGACGGGTTGCAGAAACGATAGCGAATGAAGCCCCTGGCAAAGCTATCACTGACGCCATGACTGAAGGGCTAGATGAAGCCGTTAAGAAGCTCAGTTTCTTTGAAGAACAAGCCATTAAAGGCGAGAAGAAGCGAAAAGAGTTTATGATGATGTCGGCTACGGCTCAAACCAGCCATGTTCTTGGCGAACTTAGCAATCAATTTTCAGGCATAGCTCAGAATAATAAAAAGCTCTTCCAACTGAATAAAGCTTTCCAGATTGCTCAAGCAATCATGCAAACATACCAGGGCGCTACCCTGGCGATGAGTTCATACCCGCCACCATTAAACTTTGCAATGGCAGCAGCAACAGTAGCCGCTGGATTAGGGCAAGTAGCGCAGATTAAGGCTCAGTCATTCGACGGCGGTGGTTTCACTGGTGTTGGTTCCCGTTCTGGCGGCATGGATGGAAAAGGTGGATTCCCTGCAATACTTCATCCGAATGAGACTGTTGTTGATCACACCAAGGGCCAAGGCCAAGGAATTACTATAATTAACAACGTAGACGCTCGTGGCTCAGGGCCAGAAGTAGATATCAAGATCCAGCAAGCCATGCAGGTAACGTCACAACAGACTATCGCTACGATTCAGGATCTTATGCGTAGAAGGCGGTTCGCATGACAACTTATAACTTCGCCACAGAGGTAGGTGTAACTCCGACTACGCAGACTTGGGAACTGGTAACGAATACTAAGATGTTCCAGTCTCCGCTGACCAATGCTGTTCAAACGCAGACTAGAAAAGGTTCTTACTGGAAGACCACTGCGACGTTTAACAATCTACAAGGCGCTGATAGGGCCAAGATGCAAGCATTCCTGGCTAAGTTAGATGGACAAGTCCATAGGATGTATTTCACCGACTACGGTTATAACCGATCAGGTAATGCGCCTAGCGGGGATTCTGTTACAAGTTTAACCGCAGGATCTTTGGTTATTGGCATAACTTATAAAATCACTTTCGTTGGGACAACAGATTTCACGGCTATTGGTGCATCATCAAATACTGTAGGAGTTGTTTTTCAAGCTACAGGCGCAGGAACAGGAACAGGAACAGTTGTCACTGTCGGTATTCAGGTTAAAGGCGCAAGCCAGACTGGTTCTAGTTTAATCGCAGACGGTGCTGATTTGACTAACACGGACTACTTTAAGGCTGGTGACTACATAGCGTTTAACAACGAGTTCCACATTGTCACGGCTGATTGCTCTACTGATGGACTAGGTGAAATCACGATTCCTATAGCTCCTCCACTTAGGAAGTCGCCTGATGACAACGATCCTATTAACTTCGTCACGCCTCTAGCAGTGATGATCGTTATGTCTACTGCTTCATGGGATACAAGGCCAGGACGAGTATCTAACTTTACAATAGAAGCTATTGAGGATGTCTTGGCATGACAAGGGGCTTTTCTTCAGCGGTTAATACAGCGCTTCAGGCCCAGAATGTTAATCTGGTCATGTTCGCCAAACTGGAGTTTCCGTCTGGGACGCTTTATGTCCATAATGGCCTTGGGACTTATTCTTGGGGATCAGTTACTGCTGGATCTTTTGAAATAGATGTCCAATACACTATTGAAGCAGTAGGAACGACTGACTTCACTTTAATTGGAGCTAGTTCAAATACCGTAGGTGTCACATTTCAAGCGACAGGTGCAGGCACTGGAACTGGTACGGCAACTTCAAATTGGCTAGGCGTCGGAGACTTAGGTTCTATCTCAAGGGTAGAAGAAGGGACGGACGTTAGCCCCTATGCGATTACTCTTACGTTATCAGGATTAGATGCCACGATGTCAGGCGCGGCGCTGACTGAAGATTACTTCATGCGTCCTGTTACAGTTTATCTTGGCGTCTTAGATTCTGATGATGTTTTGATCGATACGCCTACCCAGATATGGGAAGGGCTGATGGATCAGATGAATCTGACAGTCGGTGCTGATGGCGGGGATGCTATCCAGCTTATTGCTGAGTCTGAGTTATCACGATTTGATAAGTCTAAGAACCTGATGTACACCAATGCTAATCAACAGCAAAGGTATGCAGGCGATTTGTTCTTTAGTCATATTCACAAAGTTGAAGGCGCTAAGATTAAATGGGGCGCATCAGAAGGTGGACAAGGCCCAGTAGATAACCCACAGACTCCAGGCGACATCAAAGAACGCCGCGAAATGGCATGATTCAAGTCTTGCAAGCCCTGAATAAGTGGGAAAGAAAAGACTTTGATTACGGTTCAGTAGATTGCTGTCAGTTCGCAGGTTTCATTGTTAAAGAGCTAACAGGCAAAGACTATCTAGCCGATTTCCACTATAATTCTGAGACAGATGCTGAGTCTATTATTAAAGACTTTGGTGATCTGGAAGACACTGCTGCAAGCGTTTTGGGGCCTCCTACAGAGGATATAAAATCTTTAAAGGATGGTAGCCCCGTCATTGTAAAAACGCCTCAAGGCCAAGTGATGGGCGTTAAACTAGGCAATACAGCAGTCTGTTTAGTTCACAAGGGAATGATTAGAATTCCTGAAGAACATATCGCATCAGGTTGGGATTTATGGCACCAGCAGTAGGAATCTTATTAACCAAAATCGGTGCTTTTGCAACGCTTGGCGCAGTAGGCGGCTGGGCGGCTGCGGCGGGTGTATTTAGTCTCGGCGCTGCTGCTATAGGTGCAGCGGTTGTTGTTGCTGGAGCGTTGGCTGCTAAGAAAGTCATGGGCCTCTTTGAAGTAGAAATGCCCAAGATAGACACTGATCGATCACGTCAAGCTACCGTTAAGTCTACTACCGAACCTTATAAGATTATCTATGGTCAGACTCTTGTATCTGGGCCTATTGCATTTGTCGGTACGGCTAATACTGATAACAAAGATCTCTATTATGCCATCGCCTTAGCAGGCCATGAAGTCAATGCTATAACGGATATGCATTTTGATGATGTTGTTATCCAGCAAACCGATATTGGTACATCACCAGATTATAGTGGCAACGTTACAGGCTCTGGGATCTTTGGGCCTAAGAACTCAAAAACGATTGTCAAAATCAACAAGTATCTAGGAACGTCCACACAGACAGAAGATAGTGATCTTGTTGCAGCTTTCACAGGATGGACATCTGCCCACCAAGGCAAGGGAATCGCCTACGTCGTCACCAAATGGACGTTAGACGAAGATTCTCAAGAGACTTGGGATAAATATACCCCACAAAACATCAAGGCTCTGGTTCAAGGAAAGAAGCTCTATGATCCACGGTTAGATTCTACTCAAATTGACATATCTGGATCAGGCACACATAGGGTTTATGATCCATCAACTTGGACATATTCAACTAACCCAGCGCTGTGTTTATTAGATTATTTGATAAACGTAGACATCAAAGACGCAGGAACATTTGTCACTGGCGTTGATTATAAGATTGAGTATGTAGGTGATACAGATTTCACATTGATTGGCGCTGATTCCAATACTGTAGGTCTTAAATTTAAAGCTACTGGCGCTGGGACTGGAACTGGCAAGGCATCAATTCCGCATTATGGCATGGGCATCCCAGCGTCTAAGATTGACTGGCCTGCAGTAGTAACAGCCGCTGATGGTTGTGATGTTTCCGTTCCAGTCCCAGGAGGTTCTGAGTCCAGGTTTACATGTAACGGTGTCCTGTTTGGTACTGATTCTCATAGAACGAATATCAACAAGATCCTAAGTTCAATGAACGGAATGCTTTCCTATGTGAATGGAAAGTATGTCATGCGTGCTGGGATCTACGAAGCACCAGCGATAAGCCTGAATGAAGATGATCTGATCTCTGGATTATCGATTAAAACATCTCTGGAACGTGGTGATCGCTTCAACACGATCAAAGGGGTCTTCATTGATCCTAGTCAAAACTACAAGTCCACTGAATTCCCAGAGGTACAACTAGCGGATGCTGTCACTAGAGACAATGGTGAAGTCTTAGACAAAGAAATTGCGCTAAATATGACGAATTCGTCCTACATGGCGCAGCGGATTTCTAACAAGTTAATCCAGCTTTCCGATCAGCAAAAAATCGTTACTTTCCCCGCGAATCTATCAGCGATGCGTGTTGCTGTCGGGGATAGGGTTCAAGTATCTATTGAGGAATTAAGCTGGTCTAACAAAGTATTCCAGTGTCTAGGATGGACGTTCAGTGAAGAAGGTGGTGTCAATCTTACATTACGCGAAGATTCTTCCACGTCTTACGCAGATCCTGCTGTCGGAGACTACTCTACAATCACTGCTACTGGTGACATTACGCCTGGATTCCGTGGAGTCCCTAGCCCATCTGGTCTAAGCGCTACCGCTGGTCTAAAGAACGTCGAATTGGATTGGGTTAATCCACCCAACAACAAAGACTACGAATCTATCTATGTCTACGCATCACCGAATGGCAACTTCTCATCAGCAGTAAAGATTGGTGAAACGGACGGGACTCAGTTTATTCATGACTTTGCTAACGGCATTGACTCAGTAAGTCCTGGTGATACTCGTTACTATTGGGTCAGAGCAGTTAAGAATTCAAAAAACGCAGTAA